TTTCAGTAATCTAAAGAACAGAGCAAAAGCATTTTTAACCTCAATCAAAAAGGTTGTTATGAAATTCATTGACAAGGTAATTATGAGAGTGATTGGTAATCTTAAAGCTCTTGCAGAGAAAGGTGTATCAACTCTTTTGGACGCACTTGGTTTAGATTTTGAAGGTTCAGTTACGATGGGAACACCAAAATGGTAATGTTATTTAAAAACATAATGAAAAAATGATTAAATTCGCAGAACTAATCACAGAACAGGCTGGTAAGAATCTACACCTTGAACACATTGAAGACGAAATACTAAATCATGGTGTGCCAGGCGGTAGAGGTGCAATCAACTTTCTACGTTCACTAAGAGATATGTTGGCTGGTGCAAGTCGTAGTTCTGTCAACATGACAGTCAAGTGGGACGGAGCTCCTGCAATCTTTGCTGGTATTGACCCAGAGGATGGTAAGTTTTTTGTAGGAAAGAAATCTGTATTTAATGTAGAACCACAACTCTATAAAACAAATGCAGACATAGACAAATATACATCAGGTGATTTAAACGCAAAATTTAAAGTTGCATTACAAGAGTTTCCAAAGTTAGATATCAAAGGAGTTTTACAAGGTGACTTAATGTTTACAAATGATGTAGGAACACAAAAAATAGATGGTGAAAGTTATTATACATTTCAACCTAACACTATTGTTTATGCTGCAGCTCAAGATTCAGATTTAGGAAAACAGATTAAAAAAGCAAAGATTGGTGTAGTGTGGCACACAACATATACAGGTAGTGATTTACAAAGTATGAAAGCATCATTTGGTGCAGACATATCAAAATTAAAAAATGTAAGTTCGGTTTGGATGGATGATGCAACATATAAAGATGTATCTGGTAGAGCAACATTTACAGAATCAGAAACACAAGCCATAACTAAACAACTGTCTGGTGCAGGGTCTACATTTAGAAAAATTAATTCAACAATGTTACAAAAGTTTCTTAATTTACAAAACAGTTTAACAGGTGCTCTTGCTGGTGCATCATATAAGACATACAATAACACTAAAGTTAGAGAAGGTAAACCTATAACAAATCCTAAAAGACATGCCATGGGTTACTCTGTTTTTTTCAATAGTAAAATACAAGAACAGATAGACAAAATGAAAAGTCCTAGAGGAAAAGAAAAATACGAAACATTACAAAAAGAATATATGAGAGAGTTTAAAAAACACTCTAACAATCTACAACAGATAGCAACATTTCAAAATTTTATTGTTAATGCTAAAATGTTAATTGTGAGAAAACTAAATTCAGTAAAAAGTATAGGAACATTTATTAGAACATCAAATGGTTATAAAGTAGTAAACCCAGAAGGTTATGTTGCAATAGATAGAGTATCTGGTGGAGCAGTTAAACTTGTAGATAGAATGGAGTTTAGTTTTAATAACTTCACTGCTGCAAAAGCATGGGATAAATAATATGAAAACATTTAAAGACTTATATAACAGTCTTTGGGCTAACATACACAAAAAGAGACAGAGAATCAAGAGAGGCTCTGGTGAGAGAATGAGAAAGAAAGGTGAGAAAGGAGCTCCAACAGCTGCACAAATGAAAAGGGCAAAAGAGGGATGAAAAGATTTATAGATTTACAAGAAGCACCTAAAACAGTTGCATTTACTTTTGGTAGATTCAATCCACCTACGATTGGTCACGAAAAATTATGTGATGCTGTAAGAAGAGCAAATCCTAGTGATTATAAAATTTATGCTTCTCAATCGCAAAATCCTAAAAAAGACCCATTACAATATGCAAAGAAAATTGCATACATGAGACAGTCTTTTCCTAAACATAAAAGAAATATTGTAGTATCAAAAGCAAGAAATGTTTTTGAGATATTAGTTGAACTAAACAACTATGAAAATCTGATTATGGTAGTAGGTTCTGATAGAGTAAAAGAATTTGACATGTTGATTAAAAAATATAATGGAGTTGCATCAAGACATGGTTTTTATGAATTCAAAAATGTGGAAGTGTTAAGTGCTGGAGAAAGAGACCCAGATGCTGAAGGTGTGACAGGAATGTCTGCTTCTAAAATGAGAGCAGCAGCTGCTAATAGTGACTTTGATTCATTTAAACAAGGAACACCACTTAACGATGCACAGGCTAAAAAATTATATTTTGATGTTCGTAAATCTATGGGCATCAGAGAAGAACTAGATTTATCTGATTTTGAAGTGTTAAGAGATTTGTATCTATCAGAGCAAATATGGAATATTGGTGATTTAATTATTACAGATGAAGGTTGTGGTGAAATCATTCGTAGAGGAACAAACTATGTTAGTATTATAGATGAAGACAATAAAGTGAGAAAAATATGGTTACATGATATTCAAATGGATGAAAAACAAAAAGTAAGACAGGATAAAGATATTAAAGATAAACCTGGCACACAACCTGCTAAATATTATGGAAGTAAAATAGCAAAATCTACGAAACAAAAAAGAGCTGCACAGTTTGCTAAACAAACAAAAATGGATGATGATGACCCAGCTGCATATAAACCAGCACCAGGCGATGCAACAGGAAAAACAAAACCATCAAAACATACTAAGAAGTTTAAACAGATGTTTGGTGATGAAAAAAATCCTAGAATACCTAGAAAGAAAGGACAACCAGCTAAAAGTAAAAAACATTCAGACTTATATACAGATGAAGACCCTGTAGGAACAATACATGGTTTAGGATTTAAAGATGTAGAAACTGCAAGGGCAAGTGTTAAGAAAATAGAAAACTCTGACAGAACACACGCACACAAAATACAGGCAGCAGTTGCTATGGAACAAAGAGCAAAAGAAATGGGTAAGAAGGCAGAAGCTGCAATTTATCGTACATACATTGAAAAGATGAAAAGAAAAACTAAAAGAATGAAAGAGTTTACTGATTACATGTATGAGAAAGCTCCTGATACAGCAGATGCAATGAAAAGATACAAAGCTGGTAAAGCAGGATTTACAGATATTGCTCATCTTAAAGCAAAAGGATTAATTAAAAGAGCCGATGGTACAAAAAGAAAATCTGAAATGAATGAGGAGTTTAAATTTTACCCAGAAGATTTACATGAGTATATTCAGATACCAGATTTTCCTAGAGATGATATGCAGAAAGAAATGGCAATAGTTAGAAAATATATTTCTGAAAGAACAGATGAGGATGTAGAAAGTATTGCAAATAATGATGAAGATTCTTTCTACTCAATCAAACAGTATTTAAAAAAAATGAAAGTTGCATTTCATGAAGATGAATTAAGAGGTATTGTAAAACAAGCAGTTCCTACAATTAGACATTTTAAAAATAAGTTTAATCGTAAAAGACCTTTTGAGATAGATGGTAATTTAGATGTGTTAGGAAGTAAGACAAATAAAACTAGGTCATATCCTAGTGGGCACTCTACACAATCTATGATTATAGGTTTGTATGCGTCAGAGAAGTTCCCAGAACATAGAGATGGTATTATGGAAGCTGCAAAAGAAGTTGGTATGGGTAGAGTAAAAGCTGGATTCCATTTTCTATCAGACCACATAGCTGGACAAATGTTAGGAACAAAAATGTTTGAGATGATGAACAAAGAAGATTATGGAAAAGCCATGAAAGAATACTATGAGGTTGGAACAGATAACTATGTAAATTATTTAAAAGATGTAACACCAGGTGAAAAGAAAGAAAAAGACTATGAACCTATTTTAGATAAAAAACTCAATGAATTTGGTGAGATTGATGAGGATGCTGAGTATCAAGGAAGAAAAGTTAAACTAAATAATCCTACACGCGGCGATGTAAAAAAGTATAAAGTTTATGTAAAGAATGAAAAAGGAAATGTAGTCAAAGTAGAGTTTGGTGACCCTAATATGGAAATCAAACGAGATGACCCAGCGAGAAGAAAATCATTTAGAGCCAGACATAATTGTGATAACCCAGGCCCAAAATATAAGGCTAGATATTGGTCTTGTAAGTTTTGGGAGAAAGGAAAGTCTGTGACAGACTTAATGAAAGGATAAATACTACTATGGATGAATTGAACGAAAAAATAGAGGGTTTAGTTAAGAAAGCTGAGAAGTCAGGAATGCCATATGGTATACTCAAAAAAGTGTATGATAGAGGTATGGCTGCATGGAGAACAGGACACAGACCAGGTACAACCCCACAACAATGGGCGTTTGCTAGAGTAAATTCATTCGTTACAAAATCCTCAGGTACATGGGGTGGTGCAGATAAAGATTTAGCAAAAAAAGTCAGAGGTGAAGAAGTGGAAAAAAGAAAAACTGCAAGTGAAATGATTGGACAAGTTAGAGAAACAAATCTACAAGAGGTGTTGGATAGTGAAAACGGCGGCCCTCAAAAAATATTTTTCTATGATTTAGGACCACAACCTTTTACTGATGACCAAAAAAAGGCGGCAAAGTTATTTGTTAAAATAATAAAACAAAAATTTAATAAACTTCCAAATAAATTAGGAGTTCCTTATGGTCGAGGTACAACATCAAGTGATTTACCTGTACCTAATTTAAGAAGAAATATGGCAGCTGGCAGTGTAGACATTCGAGGTTCGATTGAAAGTCATATAGCTTTTCAAAAAGAACTAAAAAAACAAATGCCAAATATAAAGCTCTATTATGGAACCGAGGGGGGCCGTAACCCATATTCACTTATGAAATTTTCTGATTGGGACCGAAGATTTCCTATAAAACTTACAAATTATAAAATAATAAGTAAAGGACCTAATGCAAATACGGGTATTGATAATATCTATGAAAAACTCAGAGAAATAAATCAACTAAATGAATTTGAATATATAATATCATTTACTGGTAAAGATGGTCTACCAGCTTATTATCTTGATAAAATATTTAAAGGTTCAGGCCCTGCTCATGCTGCTGTGAGAAAACTAGAAAAGAAAACTGGTAGTAAACGATATGGTGTTATGAAATATCCACCAGCAAAAGGCAAATCAGATTTTGATAAGAAAAAAAGAGATTTTAAAAAAGAAGATGTATCAGAAAAACTTGGTAAGGATGCTGACGCTGGAGATTTTGTAAAAGATTTCAGAAAATCAAAGGCACCACAGTTCAAAGGAAAGTCAGATAAGAAGATACAGAAAATGGCAATCGCAGCATATCTAGATTCTAAAGAAGAAAAAGATTTAGATGAGGCAGTTATCGCTGGTAAAGATTACAAATACGATGGTAAAGGCCCAATAAAAATATCTAAGAAAATGTATGCTAAAGTACAAAAAGATAGTAAGAGTATGATTAAAGGTAAACCACATATGATGGCACTCAATCCTAAAACACAAGCAACAGAATTAGTACCTGTTAAATTTGAAGAAGTGGATATACAAGAATCAGGTCACGAAGATGTGGCATCTATGAAAACACAAGTACAGATTGCTATGGATGCATTACAAAAAATGAATATGGAATTAGGAAAACTAAGTGATGAAGATAATCTTCCTACTTGGTGGACAAACAAAGTTTCAACAGCAGTGAGTAAACTAGATGGGATGGCTGACTACATTGATGCGAAACACAACCAGGGGCAAAGAATGAATGAAGATAACATAACAGAAGAAAAAGTATTTGTAGTTAGATTTGAAAAGGAAGGCATGAGATTTGCTATGCCATTTCGTAATGCTGCTAGAGCAGCTGATGGTAAAAAGGTACTTCAAAGAACAAGAGGTGTTAGTAATATTACTGTGACACAAGATGTATTAAAACCAGGTGTCAAACTTTCAGCAGAAGGTAAAGTAATGAAAGAGAGTAAAATGGGTGAACTATTCTTAAATATGCAAATGGATGCACAAGAAATGTCTGAAAGAGATTTTATTAAAACATACTCTAGACAAGGATTTCAAGCCGCAGAACTTAAAAGATTATTTAAACAATTTAATGAGGAAGTAAAACATCCTATGGTCAAAGCAGCTGCACTTGCAACAACAGTATGGGCAGAAAAAAGACATGTAGACCCTGCTGACATAGATGTTAAGGCAACTGCCGCAGATAGAAAAGCAGCTGATAAGAATATTATTATTCAATTAAGAAGAGCACAGGATATGGAAAAACAGACTGGTAGAGCAGACCAATCTGGTATAGAATTTTTGGACAAAAAGAAACAAAAAGTTGACCCAAAAATTATAAATAAAGCATTGGATATGTTTGATAAAATGAAACCAAACGATAAACAAAAAATGCAACAAGCAATTGGTAAGTCATATAGAGATTTACTCAAAACTGTACAAAGAGGACGCGTATAATGAAATACTTAGAAACAAAAGAAGGCAGTCTTGAAGAAGCAATCTCTCAGGCTATCAACGAAAAACCAGATTCTTCTAAAGACTTAAAAGAAGATGTCAATGCAAAAGAATTAGAAGAGGCAGGTGGTAAGTATCTAAAGTATTCTGATTTACTTTTACAAAAAGGTAGATTAATACAACAAGGTAAACCTACTACTATGATTGACAGAGAGATTTCTAAAGAAATGAAGAAACTCGGTATCAAAGAAGCAACAGGTGACAAAGAAGAATATACAAAGTTTTTTAATGCTGCACTTAAAAAGTTCGGTGTAAAAAGTCCTGCAGACTTCAAAGATGATGCAAAGAAAAAAGAATTCTTTAACTATGTAGATAAGAACTACAAAGGTGACCATGAAGAAGAATTAGATAAAGAAGATAAACCAACTGTACAAAAAGTTATAGACAAACTAAAGAAAGCAAGTAAAGCTCATGCAGACCAATCTAAAAGTCTAGAAAAAGATTTACAAGATGATGTAGATAAAACTATTGATACTATTCAACAGGCTAATGATTCTAAAAGACAATCTATGAGAAGTATTCTTGCTGATATATGGAAAGTTAATGAAGGTAAATCACCTTTTGAAAAAGAACCTATGAGTTTTGAAGGCTTTGCAAGTGATGCTCAAAGAAGGGCTGCATTTGCAAGTGGATATAAAGAAAAAGGAAAAAAGAAAAAAGAAGAAGTTGAAGACCCAATTAAAAAAACATTGACAGGTAAGAAACCTACTAAAGTTGAAGTTGAACCTAAGATAAAATGAATGAAAGATGTAAGAGAACTTTTAAAGGTAAATGAAGAAAAGTTACCTAGAATCTACTGTGATATGGACCAAGTTCTCTGTGCATTCTTAAATACAGCAAATCAAATAACAGGTCAAGATTTTTCCAAAATGAACAAAGATACTCGTTGGAAGATTATATCAAATGTAAAGGGATTTTGGGAGAACTTACCATGGATGCCAGGGGCAAAAAGACTGTATCAAAGGATTGCAAAATATGACCCCTATATATTGTCAGCTTATCCTGAAAAAGATGTCAATGCTAGAGGGGGTAAAGTTAAGTGGGTTTTGAAGAATACTAGGATTCCAAAGTCACGAATACTAGTCGTAAAAAGGGCCGAAAAACAACGCTACGCCACCCATAATGGAGAGTTTTCTGTTCTGATAGATGATTATATCAAGAACATAAAAGAGTGGGAAAATAAGGGTGGTGTTGGAATACATCATAATGATGTAAGTCGGACACTAAAGGAACTCTCAAATTTAGGGTACAAATAATTATAAATACAGATAACAACGAATCGTTATAAAAAATATATTTTTTAGGAGTAATTAAAATGGCACTATGGGGAAAATCAACAACTGCCGAAGGTAGACCAAAGTGGTTACCAGTAGATTCTAATGCCGCAGGTAGCTCAGGTGCTAGAGAGCACTGTGTTGCACAACCTGGTGGATGGGCTCTAAAATCTGGTCTCGCTGCCTCAGGTAATGATAACACAGCTGCTGACCCAGAAATATTAGTTTGTATTAGTAACTTATCTAATGTTTTTGGAAACGCAAATATTTTAAGTATAGATTTTACAGCTGGAGAATATGCTGATGCATCTGACTTCACAGTTACTTTAACTTTTGATGAAGAAATCACAGTAACATCTGCTGCAGCTACATCTAACCAAACAATCACAAACAAAATGTATCTATTATTAGATAGACTAGGTGCAACTGATATGGCGTCTGATAACACAATCGCTGCTCAATACTCATCTGGTTCTGGTACTAACCAATTATCATTTGTAGGTAGACTACAATCAGCTGCTGCTGGATTTATTGGTTGGTCAAATACAATGGTTAACTTTAATGGTACAGCTGCTGCTCTTGATAATGACGGACATGATATTCGTACATTTAGATTGAACAGTTCAGATGGTTCAGCTGATTCAAATGACAGAATCATATTAGACGGAACAGATGGTTCAGCATCAAATGCTGGAGATGGTTTAATGTTAGAACAAATTAACATCACATTAGAAGGTGTTGATTCTGCAACTGATGTTCGTTCTGAAACTAAAACAGGTGATGATTCAGAAGTGGTAATGTTACTTGAAAATGGAACACAAGAAACAGGCGAAGATAAACTTATTCTTAACGGAACAGATGGTTCATCTACAAACGCTAATGACAATGTTCTTGTTGAAGACTTTACAGGTAATGTTGCATGTTATACACAAACAGGTTCTTCTACAGGAAGTGCTTTAGTGTTTAACGGTGTAACAACCACATAATAAGATATTATCGAGGGAACTTAGTTTCCCTCAAATATCTTGTATAAATAGTTTAAAATTTGGAGTATATTATGACTGAAATTGACAAAGATAATTTAGAAGAAAAGATTAAGGTTCTAGATGAAGACATACAGAAAGTTAATGAACTGTTAGTTAAACTAGAAAAAGATAAGATAAACGCACTTGCGACAATGAATGCTTTACAAGGAGCAAAGTCTCAGTGCCAAACTTTAATAAAAGAATTACATAATGATGAAGACCAGTCATCTGGTTCTGGTGATGATAGCTAAATACTATCAGTAACATTCCCCTAATACATATGGGGTTTATATAAACCGAGACTTCGGTCTCACAACAGGAGAAGCCAAATGGCAGATAAGAAGATAACCGCGCTGACTGATTTAAGTACAGGAATTGCGGGTGCTGATTTACTTCATGTAGTAGATGACCCTACAGGTACACCTATTAACAAGAAAGTATCAGTTACAAACTTTGTAAACAACCTACCTTCATTTATCGGTTTCAGTAACTCAACAGAAGATATTTCTTCTGCTACTCAAACCGCTATCTCAGTTGCAACAGCTATTACATTCCTTGAAACAACAGGAACTAATGCTGCTACATCACTAGCTGATGGTACAGTTGTTGGTCAAATCAAAATTATCGTTCATGACACAGCAGGTGGTACATCTGAAATGACACCTGATGATGCTCTTGGATGGGTTGATGCTGACTTCGCTACTGTTGGTGACACACTTACACTAATGTGGACAGGAACAAAATGGGTATGCTTAGCATCTCACGCTGCTGCTGCTGATACTGGTGTTTGTGAGGTAACAGCTACAGACTAATAGTCCGTAACTTACCGCACCATAACAGTGCACACGAATTTGGGGGGATGAACTTCCCCCCAAGTTTTAATTAAGGAAAGAATTATGAAAACATTTAAAAAATTTTTAAACGAGGCAAGTGGATTTCCAACAGGGCCTGTTGGTGAAAATCCTAATAACTTAGCGGGTGAAGTTACAGATACTCTGGGAACAGATATGTCTAATCCTGCAAACTTAAAGAGAATAAATGCTATCATAGGTGCTATTGCAAACATGGAATACTTGATACCTGAACACGCAGTTGAAAGACTAAGAAATTCTTTAGATAAAATTCATTTAACATTTCCTAAAGTTCCTGCTATGGAAGGCAAAAGTGGTTCCTTTGATTTACCATTAACATTGTTTGGTGGAAGATTTGGAAAAACAGGAACAGAAGCACCTGATGAAATCACAAATGATGATGGCATATCTCACATGGTAGAAGGTGGACTATCACTTAAACTAAGATATGAAATGATGCCTAATAACAACTCTTGTAAAATCTTTGCTAAAATTGAGTAATTAAAAATGTATGAGAAGATAACACCTCAAAATGTTATCATGTACGCAATAAAAAATTACGATAACCCACAATGCGAAGGTGAGAAAGAATTTGAGGATGATTTAAAAAGATTTAAGTATATTAAGAGACTTCTTAGAAGATACTATGAGACTGGTGTTTTAAAGGAGAGATTACTATTGAATCATCTTATTGTCTTAAACAATGTATTTAGCCCAGAGGCTGCTACAACATTACTTCTATATAAAATACAACCAGCATACTGGCCAGCACTTAAATCCTTTTTAATTTTCCTAAATACTATAAAACATAATGAATTAGAAGAGATAAGTGCAGACACAGAAGTATTAAAAATATTAGGAAAGATATAATGGGTAGAGCAATAGATTTATTTGTAACATATAGATTCCTTAAATTATTGACCACTCCGTTCAATAAAACAGAGGCATTTAAATTAGGAATCATAGACAAAGATGGTCACAGAATATTAAAACCAAAATCTACAAAACCTGAGGTAGAGATAGCCACTACTGCCCAAAAAAATGCATATACGATTTTACACAAATTAGTTTTCAACATCAAAAAACTATTCAACAAAGTACCAGGTCTCAAAACTAAAGTAGGAACATATGCAGCTGCACTATTCTTACTCAAAGATACATTTAAGGAATCTGTTGATGACCCAGATGTATTTGAAAAAGAATTCATAAAATTTCTTAAAGAAAATGACATAGAATTTGATAATGAAATATCAGAAGAAGTCATAGGATTTGGAGAAGTTTTACCTAAAGGAAACTATGTGCTAGTCAATGATATACTAAATAAAGAAGATGAAGAGATTGCAGCATCCAAGGGTGATTTAGTTATGACTTTTGAAGATGAGGCTGCAGCAGACACTATATTAGGAGTGGATATATTCCCTGTAATACATGTCGCATCAAAAGAAAAGATATTTGTATCTTTAGATGATATAGAGGAAGTAGAAGATGACAGCTAAATGGAAACAGATTCAAACTTATCATGATAGTAAAACTATGCATGAGAGTAAGTTTAACATAACAAAAAAACAAGCAAAGATGATTCTTGACTTGAAAAAAGATGAACTGAAAAAAATGAGATTTCTTGCTATGTTAGATATTGACAAAGATGAAGTTAAACAATTAGCAAAGAAAGACCCATCTATCGTTAGAGCAATAGGTAGACAAGGTGGTAGTTTTAGAACATCACTTGTTAGAAAAAGAGCTAATGAAGATGCACCAACAGTAAGCACAGGCCCTGCAATAGCAGGAACAGGTGATGATTCGTCTGTCGTAGTTGTTAGAAAGAAAAAGAAAAAGAAAACAAATGTTCTTATAGGTGGAGATAAACCACTATCAAGATTAGACGGAAGAACTAAGGCCTATAAACTACACGCACAAAGATTACAAGCACAAAGAGAAAGAAGACAAAAACTAAAAGATTCTAGGTCTAATAAATTTACAAAAGGATTAAAAGAAAAATTTAGTGATTTCTCTAGAGAAGAATTTATTGTAGAAGACAATGTTGCAATACTTAGAAAAATTGTTAAGGACAAAAGGAATATGCCTATAAAACTTAAAGATGGTCAAATGAAAGTAGATTTATTTACTGCCAGTGCCTTTATTCAAACATTAGACAATAAAAAAATAAAACCAGATACTAAAAAGAAATTAGAATTTTTAATTAACAAAGGTTCAAAATCACAATTTTTAAGAACAGTAAATGCTGTTTTTAAATAGGATTCAATCATGAAAACTTTCAGAATGTTCACAGAAGATTACATGGATTCATACGCACTACACAGGACTAGCACAGGCCCTGGTATTAATGCATATGTTCCTACTGCTGACTTGAATTTGAGAGCACAGAAAAAAATCAAGGGGGGCAAAGGGAACTCAATGAAAGAAAAATCAAATTTACAAACAACACCAGTTAATGCCATAAACTTTATACTTGATGATATTAGGCGTGTCGCTGTAAAAGAACTTCAAGGTGGTAAAACCACATTGACAAATAGAATTGCTAAACTGGTAGGACAGAGTGTGGAAATTAAACCAGGCTCAGGTCGTGCTAGTCAAGTAATAATAAAAAAATAGAGAGGAGATAATATATGTTAAGTATGTTAATAGAATCAATAAAAGAAAAGCTAGGTGAGTTATCATCTTGGTCTGGTGGGGCTTTTATTGGAACAGGGGTACTAATTTTACTTGGTAGTCCTATACTTCATTTAGTAGCATATGCTGCTATCATTTATGGTATATATTTAATTTTTAAAAAAGGTTAGTGAATTATGTTTGGTAGTGTTAGAGTGATAATCATGGCAGTAGTATTCATCGGCATCTCTGGTGTTGGTGTATATGTCATGAAACTTCGCTCTGACAATGCCATTCTACAAGCCAATCAAATTCAATTAGAACTTTCAATCGAATCACAAAAACAAGTGATTGCAAAACAAAAAGAAGACTTCGGTAAAATTCTTGAAGCAAATAAGAAGATGAATAAATTAGTAAGTAATTTACAAAAAGATATTGATGCTTTAGATAAAAGATTTAACAAAGGGGCAAGAGACTTTGGTAAACTTGCAAAAGAAAAACCAAAACTCATAGAAAAAATAGTTAATAGAGGTAGTGAAAGAGCGACAAGATGTGTTGAGATTGCTGGTGGTTCACCTTTAACAGAAAAGGAATTACTTGCAACAAAAAAAAGTGAAATCAATACAGAGTGTCCTAGTATAGCTAATCCAAATTATGAACCTTATTAGTGGAATATTAATTGTCGGTGTTTTAACAATGTCTGGTTGTAGTTCAATCAAACAATTAGATATCTTTACTATGGAAGTAGAGAGAGAACCTCTTGCATTAGAAAAACCAGAGATTAAACAATTAGAAAAATTAAAATGGATTATTATTACATCTGAAAATGCTGATGAAGTTTTTAAAAAAATGGAGGCTGAAGGTATCGACCCTGTCGTGTTTGGATTGAGTGATAATGACTTTCAGTTACTTGCTAAAAACTTTGCACAGATAAGAGCTCACATGATGAAACTGAATGTTATGATAGATGAATACAAGGATTATTACGAATCAGATATTATAAATAATAAGGAATTAACAGAGGATAAAAAGTAATGGGTTCATTCAATGGTTTTTTAGATGCGAAATTTATACCACCAAGAAATTGGTCACTAGATGCTCCACTTAAATTTAAATCTGAATTATTATCTAAAGGTGATAGAGAGTTATTAGTTGAGTGTGGAATACAAGTTACAAAAACAACAAACACCATCACAGTTCCAAAGGGATATGTAACAGACTTGGCGTCTGTTCCTAGAATCTGTTGGTCATTTATTGCACCTTTTGATGTTGCAAGAGCAGCTGTGGTTCATGATATCATGTACGAAAAAATAAATGGTGCATTTAAAAAAGGAATTATTGAATCCAAAAAAGAGAGAGAGATATACAGGAAAATAGCTGACAAGATGTTTTTAGAGGGCATGGAATCAGCAGAACCACCTGTATCAAAAATAAAAATTAAATCTGCATATTGGGCAGTCAGAATGTTTGGTCGTTGGGCTATTAATAGTTCTGAACCTAGAAAGGGAATATAAAATGTGGGAAATGATTGAGAGAATGGCGGATGACCGCTTATGGATTTATACAGGTATCGCTGGAGCACTACTCGGTGCTGCATTTCTAGCATATTTCAAAGACACAAGATTAGGATTATGGATGTATTCCAAGTTTGATTCTATGTTAGATTTTTTAGTTGAGAGGTGGGGTTGGACTTGGTTCGAACAAGATGAAAATGCTTGGCGTAAAAGATATCCAAAAATTGTAAAAAAAATTGATGAGTTAGAACAAGAAGTAAAATCTATTAAAAGGAAGATAGGATAATGCCTGTAACAGATATAGAATTAGATGTAGAACTTCTTAAAAAAGAAGTAGATGACATGAAAGAAATTCATGGTCGTTTAGATACTGCTATCACGAAGATAACAGATGTATCTAACTGTATTAATCGTATGTTGGCAGTTCATGAGGAAAAGATATCTCAACAAGAAGAGATACAGATTAGACAGGCTACAGAGTTCTCAAATGATGTAAAAGAGTTACATTCTAGAATCACTACAAGTACAAAAGAGATGACAGAGTTAATGACTAAACAACATTATGAGGCAGATGCTGAAATGAGAAGATTAAGAATAGATATTACAGAAAGAGTGGGAACACTTGAAAAATGGAAATATCTTGTTATTGGAGGTTCAATAGTTGTAGGATTTGCACTGAATGCCTACATGAGATATATGATGTAAACCCTTGACATTTTACGATTCAACCTGTTAGTATAGCACCATGTATTATATTGACCAAAAGTATCTACTTTTATTATCATCTCAATTAAAACAATTCAAGAAAAAGAATGACGGACTGTATAATTTTCGTTGTCCTTATTGTGGTGATTCTAAAAAATCTGAAACAAAAGCCAGAGGATTCATGTTTCGTAAAGAAAATTCCATGATATATAAATGTCATAATTGTGGAGTTGGAGCAAGTTTTAAGAATTTTGTAAAGCATGTAGATTCAAAAATTTATAATGAATATATACTTGAACGGTACAAGAAAAAAGAAGTTGAACCTGACATAAGTCAGTTTCGAAAACCTAAATTTTTGTTAGGAGATTCACCACTAAAGTCTCTTATCAAAGTATCAACATTGGAGCACAATCACCCTGTAAAGAAATTTTTAGAGAACAGACAAATACCAAGTCATTCTCATCATGAACTATTTCTTGCTCCAAAGTTTTTTGAATGGGTCAATACTTTAGTACCAAATAAATTCTCTAGTTTAGATGGTGACCATCCTAGATTAGTGATACCATTTTTTGATGAACGAGATAAGATGTTTGCTTTTCAAGGAAGAGCATTTGGAAAAGAAAATCCAAAATATATAACCATCGTTCTTGATTCTGATAGAGATAAAATTTATGGTCTTAACAGAGTAGATTGGAATAAAAAAGTTTATGTTGTTGAAGGCCCGATTGATAGTTTGTTTTTAGATAACTGTATTGCAACTGCTCAATCAGATTTAAGAGTTAGTAAAAAAGATAGTGTGATTCTTATACCTGATAACGAACCTCGTAATAAAGAAATTGTAAAACAGATTGAAAGATTTATTAGTGATGGTTACTCGGTTGTGTTGTGGCCTGAGTATGTAAAAGAAAAAGATATTAATGACATGATACTCTCTGGTAAAAGTAAATCAGAGATACAAAAAATTATAAACGAAAATGTGTATTCAGGCATCAAAGCTAAAACACAATTCGTATTTTGGAAAAAGGTAGAATTAAAAAATGAAAAAAACTTATCTAGGAATCAGCATAGACACGGATAAAGATAAACTACTATCAGAACAAGCAGCAAAATTATTAAAAGATTATTATTGTAAAGACGGAGAGGATTCACCACAGATGGCTTTCGCTCGTGCGGCCAAAGCATATTGTTATGGTGATACGAAACTTGCTCAAAGAATTTATAATTATGCCTCTAACAAATGGTTTATGTTTGCTTCACCTGTGTTATCAAATGCACCAAAATCAAATGAGAAAGTAAAGGCTTTACCTATCTCATGTTTTTTAGCTTATGTGCCAGACACACTTGAAGGTCTAATTGACCACACATCAGAGTTAAGATGGTTATCAGTAAAAGGTGGAGGTGTTGGTGGACATTGGTCAGATGTTCGTTCAGTATCAGACATAGCTCCAGGCCCTGTTCCATTTCTACACACAGTTGATGCAGATATGACTGCCTACAGACAAGGAAAGACTAGAAAGGGTTCATACGCCGCCTATATGGATGTCTCACACCCCGATATTCTAGAGTTTTTAACTATTCGTATACCAACAGGAGATGTAGGTAGAAAGTGTCTTAACATGCACCACGCAGTGAATGTAACAGATGATTTTATGACTGCAGTAGAGGATGATGAAGAGTGGAGTTTATTAGACCCAAATGATGGTACAGTCAGAGAAAAACATAGTGCTCGTAAAATTTGGGAATCAATATTAGAAACAAGATTTAGAACAGGTGAACCTTATATTAATTTTATAGATACAGCAAATCGTTATCTACCAAAACCAATGAAACGAAAAGGATTAAAAATTCATGGGTCAAATTTATGTAATGAGATTCATCTTCCTACAAGTGAAGATAGGACAGCAGTCTGTTGTTTATCATCTCTAAATTTAGAGTTGTATGATGAGTGGAAAGATACAGATGTTGTAAAAGATTTAATTACATTTTTAGATAATGTATTACAATTTTTTATAGACCATGCGCCAGACTATATTAGTCGTGCAAGATATTCTGCACAACAAGAAAGGTCATTAGGATTAGGTGCTATGGGTTTACATTCTTTATATCAAAAACATAGAATGCCATTTGATTCATTTAGAGCAAGAACATTGAATGAGGAGATATTTAAAAAAATAAAAGATGATGCAGTAGAACAAACTAAGACACTTGCAAAAGAAAAGGGTGAGTGCCCAGACATGAAAGGTTCTGGTAGAAGAAATTCACATTTACTTGCTATTGCACCAAATGCAAACAGTTCTATGATTACAGGTTGTTCACCATCTATTGAACCTCATAAGGCAAATGCATACACACATAGAACAAGAGCAGGGTCACATCTAATACAAAACAAATATCTAAAAGAAGAGTTGAAAAAGATAAATATGGACACACCAGAAGTATGGACTTCAATCATTACAAATGGTGGCTCGGTTCAGCATTTAGATTTTATAAATGATAGTATCAAAGAAGTTTTTAAAACTGCAATAGAGATAGACCAGAGAGAAATAATAACACAAGGTGGTGACAGACAACAATATTTATGTCAAGGTCAATCACTTAACATATTCTTTCCAGCAGGAGCTTCAAGAAAATATTTACATGATGTACACTTTCAAGCATGGAGAAAGGAGTGCAAGGGATTATATTATCTAAGAACAGAAACATCTCATAGAGCCGAGAATGTTGCTGAAAAAGTTAAATTAAATAAATTAAAAGATTACTCAGAAGATTCACAGTCAGAAGAAGATTGTGAAGCTTGTCAAGGTTAGGAGAGAATAATGGAAGTACAAGTATACACCAAAACAGATTGCCCATTTTGTGTTCAAGCGAAACAATGGTTTAAAGAATTTAATATAGATATCATAGAACATAATTTAGATAACGAAGAAGAAAGATTATCATTCTTTCAAAGAATAAACCATAATCAAGAACAGTTAGGAATTAAACTTCCGCAAATAAATACAGTTCCACAAATTTTTATAGATGGTAATCGTGTTGGTGGATATGCAGAGTTACTTAAAAAACAAGAAACAATTTTAAAACACAGAGGTGGCTCTCTTACTAAACTTTCAGAAACTTACAAACCATTTTACTATCCTTGGGCTGTTGATTTAACAGTAAGACATGAAAAGGCACATTGGATTGAGGAAGAAGTTGATTTATCAGAAGATGTTACTGATTGGAAAATGAATAAAGTTAGTTCTATAGAGAAAGAATATATCACAAACATACTTAGATTATTTACTCAATCAGATGTTGCAGTAGGTCAAAATTACTATGACCAATTTATTCCTAAATTTAAAAACAATGAAGTTAGAAACATGTTAGGTTCTTTTGCAAACAGAGAAGGTGTTCATCAAAGAGCTTATGCATTATTAAATGATACTCTAGGATTACCTGATAGTGAATACCATGCATTTTTAGAATACAAAGAGATGGCAAACAAAATTGAATATATGCAGAAGTCTGATGTAACAAATCATAGAGGACTTGCACTTGCATTGGCAAAATCTGTATTTAATGAAGGTGTTGCTTTATTTGCATCATTTGTTATGTTACTTAACTTTCAAAGATATGGAAAGATGAAAGGAATGGGTAAAGTTGTAGAGTGGTCTATTCGTGATGAATCTATGCATGTTGAAGGTAACTCATCACTATTTAAATCATTCTGTGCAGAACATCCTAAACTTATAGATGATAATTTTAAAAAAGAAATATACACAATGGCAACACAGATAGTTAAGTTAGAAGATAAATTTATTGACTTAGCTTACAATCTTGGTGAGATAGAGGGTTTATCTTCTGAGGAAGTTAAAAAATATATCAGATATATAACAGATAGAAGATTACTACAATTAGGATTGAAAACATCTTTTAAAGTAAAAGATAACCCATTACCATGGTTGGAATGGATATTGAATGGTGCAGACCATACAAACTTTTTTGAAAATCGTGTAACTGAATATGAAGTTGCAGGACTATCAGGTTCTTGGAATACTGCATATACACACTAAGGAAAAGTATGGCGATAAAAGAAATAGTATGTGATTCATGCGAGGCTTCATTTACAATAGAATATGAAATGTTAGGACACCAATACAAAGTAAAAGTGTGTCCATTTTGTGGCGCTGAATTAGATGAAGAGCTTTTACATGAATTTGAGGTGAATGATAATGATGACCCCTACGAAATTTAAACCAGTAATATTAAAAAATGTATGCTCAAAAACATATCTAGATGTTTTTATGCACATGATACCTAGTGTTGAATTTTGGGAAAACAAAGAAGAACATAATGTCAATTACAAAAAAATTAATTTAGTAAAATTAAATATTGTAACACATGGTAAGTTTGACAACCCAATGTTAGGTGGTATTGCAATAGGATTATTATCACAAATATATGATGCAGGTGGAAAAGATTACATCACACCAGAAATGCATTTCTGTGCAATAAGTCAAAAGGATAATTCAACACCAACAAACTTTCATACTGATGATTGGGGTGAGGGTAAACTAAAAGTTTTAGGAATACTAAACTCTGATTGGAGCAGTGAAAAAGACGGTGGTGGTTTTATATGTGATGGTGTTCCTTATAAACTAGAACCAACAGATTTTTTAATATTTGATTCAAATCAAACACACTCAAATAATATTATAACAAGTGACAAAAAAAGGATTGCAATAGATTTTATGTTAAGTGCAAAATAAATTATGAAAACATCAAGTGCAAAAGCAAAAGGTAGAAAACTACAACAATGGATGCGAAATCTATTAATTGAAAAACTAGAGATACACCCAGAAGATATTGAATCTAGAAGTATGGGTGCTGGTGGTGAAGATTTAATTATGGCAAGAGCTGCCAGAGAAAAGTTTCCATTATCAATCGAATGTAAAAATCAAGAGAAAGTAAATGTTTGGGAATCCTATAAACAAGCAGAAGAAAATTCTAAAGACTATGAACCTGTGGTTGTAATTAAAAGAAACAATGCTAAACCTTTGGTCGTTGTAGATGCTGAATATTTTGTTTCTATGTTTAATAAATAATAGACTATGAAATTATTTTTTCAAATATTAGCAGAGTTTGGTTTACCTGTTGCAGCTGCATTGATAATGGGTTTCTTCATTTATCTAATTATAAAATATATTTTAGAATCAGTTGTTGGTCAAGTAAAAGGTATGCATGCCATCATAACTGCATTAGACAACAGAGTAAAAACCATGAACCATGATATGATAAAACTAGATTTACTCATATCACATTCTTTAAATTTAAAACCAGATGAGGATAGAATATCTAGAGCAGATGGTAAAAATGATGCGAGGCGTGATTGATGCAAAATGCTTGGATAATTGATATTCTAAAACAATATGGATTTGCAACAATTGCTGCAGTCGGTATGGGTTGGTTTATATATTTTATATACAAATATGTGACAAGAGAAATCAAAGTAAAACTAGGTGAAATGAATGTTGTTCTAATTGCTCTCATTGATAGGGTGAGAATGTTAGATAATGATATTATTAGACTAAGAAGTAAGGTTAATACTGTCTTAGAATTGAGAGAAAAAGAGAAAAAAACCCCAACTCGAAAGAGAAATACATAAGTCAATTATTATAAATACAAGTATGATAACACTAGAATTTAAAAAAATAGTGTTAGTATCCTTTCTATTATGCCTTTCCTTGATAAATACTAGCACGGCAAGTGAACTAACTCACAAATTTGGTAATCCGTCTTTTAGTAAAGAGGGATATTCTCAACATGTGCTTTCTATAGAACAGTTGCAATATACCAGAGAAAATGATAGAGTTAAAGATATGAAGTCTGCTTTATCTCAAGCAGAGAGAGATGAGAAAAATAAAACAATTAATAAATTCATTGCCAATGTGGAGAGCCGTATCTATGCTAACTTATCTAAACAGTTGGTTGATAATATGTTTGGTGAGGGTTGTACAACCGATTGTGCAACAAGTGGAACAGCAGAAGTAGAAGGTTCTCAAATTTACTGGGTAAAAGATACATCATCAGAGATGATAACTTTGACAATAACTGACCCAACAGGAACAGTATCAACATTATCTGTACCAGTTGGTGACTTTATATTTTAAAAAATTATGAGTTGGACTTATGTATTAATATTGTTGGCAGGAATGTGTTTGTCTGGTTGTTCGACAACAATGGGGAGTTTTGTTGAGTATTCCGAAAAACCTTACACAGAATCTTCTAGGACAGGAGATTTGTTAAGAGGAATACCTGATTTAGACCAAGAAAAAATAACCATTGCGATTTATGATTTTCCTGATAGAACAGGACAGAGAAAACCTAACACTAAGTTTTCTCAATTAAGTACGGCAGTAACACAAGGCCCAGAGGCGTATTTGATAGACGCTCTTAAAAAAGTAAGTGGTGGTGATTGGTTTATTGTTGTAGAAAGAAAAGGTTTACAGAACCTAGTTAGAGAAAGACAGCTAGTTAGGTCTACAAGATTAGAATATGATGGTGAACAAAAAGCAAACAATGTGTTAAAACCATTGATATTTGCTGGACTTATTATTGAAGGTGGTATTGTCAGTTACGATACTAATGTCGTAAGTGGCGGTGAAGGTGCAAGGGTATTCGGTATTGGGGCTTCCAAACAATATCGAACAGACCAAGTGGCAGTTGCCATGAGGGTAATAGCAGTACAAACAGGAGAGGTGTTGATGACAGTATCAGCAAACAAAACAATTGCAAGTTATCAGACTGGTGCTGATGTCTTTAGATTTTTTGATTTAAGAACTAAAGCTTTAGAAATAGAAAGTGGTGCAGCTGTAAACGAACCCATAGATTATGCTATCCGTTCTGCCATTGAATATGCAGTTTTGAAAATGGTTGAGAAAGGAGAAAAATTAGACTATTGGAAGTTCAAAAAATGGAGTGTAGAAGAATGAAAAAAATAATATCAATAATGATGTTGATGTTTATTTCGTTATCAGTATATGCTAATGACATTTATATAAACCAATCTGGTGCTACATTAGATTTAGATATTACACAAGATGGTCAGAATAACACAATAGGTAGTTCTGAAACAGCTTCTAGTGTAATTGGTGCCACAACAAACTTGGCGATTACACAAGTTGGTGATGATAATGTCATGACTTTTGATGTTAATGGTGCAACTTACACAGGTACATTCTCTGTAACAGGTGATAGTAACAATATAGACTTTAATTGTGATAGTGCTGGAAACAACAGTTCTTGTGGAACAGCTACAGCTTCTATCGTTTGGGTAGGTCCCT